CTTCTACATATAAAACTATGCTTGAAAGAACTAACATAACAACTGGTGCAGGTGCCGGAGTAGAAGCAATAGTTGGATTATTGCAAAGCGGTTCAGCGATAAACATTATTACTCTTTCTGTTTCTGGAATGAATTTTGCATCAGGTTCAACCTTTACTCTCTACGGAATTGCGAGTGCTTAACTATGGCAACTTCAACATATAACCTCATCGCAAGCCAAGTAGTCGGTTCTGGCGGAGCATCGTCAATTACCTTCTCGTCAATTCCAGGAACATATACGGATTTGAAAGTTGTTTATTCCACGCGTACCTCTGATTCGGCAACCGATAAAGGTATGTTCGTACAATTTAATGGAGATACAACTTCTTCATATACTTATAAGTTCCTTCGTGGCAATGGCTCGGCGGCTGGCTCGGGCGGCACAACAACAACACTCCTATACTTTGGAAACTTTCCTGGTGGCGGTAGCACTGCTAGTACATTTGGCAATGGCGAGTTTTATATTCCTAATTACACATCAGGCAATTACAAATCTGTATCTGCTGATTCTGTTTCAGAAAATAACGCAACTGCCGCTTGGGATACTTTAGTTGCTGGATTATGGTCTAAAACAAATGCCATTACTTCTATTTTGCTTTATCCAGAAGGTGGCAACTTCGTTCAATACTCCACTTTTTACTTATACGGCATAAACAACTCATAACTAAGGAGCAATCATGGCAGATGTAGTTGACATTAACTGCGAGACAAAAGAAGTAACCACTCGCCCACAAACCGCTGAAGAAATTGCCGCTGCTGAAGCCGCCGCCGCACAAGCCGCCGCTGATGCTAAGGCTAAAGCCGATGCAGATGCCGCCGCTGCTGCCGCTAAAGCAAGCGCTGAGGCTAAACTTGCTGCTCTTGGCTTGACCGTTGAAGAAATCGCCGCGCTTTCTAAGTAAGGCGTATATGTATTAGGAGGTAGTGATGGCAACAACAATCTATCGCTACCTCTTTGCCGACCTTTTAACCAATCAAATCCTTGCCGAACTTCCCCTAACGGGAGTTTCCTTTACTCAGGTTCTCAACGCCGCGGGTACATTTCAAGGTCACATCATGCTTTCGGATTTGTCCGAAGCGGGCTACGACCTCACCAACACCACGATTCCCGGTCGCACCGCTATCTATGTTGACCGCAACGGCGTACTTGTATGGGGTGGAATCCTTTGGACTCGCCAATACGATTCAGCAACACAATCCCTAACCTTTACAGGTCGTGAGTTTGAATCATATTTTGAAAAGCGCTTAATCGTCACCGAGAAAGCCCCGTATTACCTAAACTATGTTGCCGTTGACCAACTAACCATTGCGCAAGACCTTATCAATGTGGCGCAAAGCGTTACAGGTGGAAACATCGGCGTTGTTGTGGGAACGGAAACATCAGGCAAACTGATTAACCGCACCTTCTATCCGTACCAATACAAAGATTACTTCTCTGCTATTTCGGATATGTCAAAGGCGGGAAGCACTTTTGGTTTTGACTTTAACATTGATGTTCAATACGACAGTACGGGAACGCCAACAAAACTACTTCGCTTAGATTATCCGTATCGCGGTAAAGTCTATTCAGCAAGCGACCCATCTGCTTTGGTTATTGACTTCCCCGGAAGCCCTGAGAAATATACATGGATGGAAAACGGCGCGTTGATTGCTAACACCGTGTACGCCGTAGGTGCAGGAAGCGCGCCATCTAATTATCTTGGTTACTACGCCGACACCACTCACACATCATCTGGCTGGCCGCTCTATGAAGTCACCGCTAACTACTCGGATGTGTACGACACCAACCTTCTCAACACCTTGGCACAAGGTCAGGTACAGGCGCAACTTAATCCAGTTGTCAACGGACAGATTGCACTTCCTGCTTATGTTGACCCTGTTCTTGGCTCATACCGTACCGGCGACCAAATACTTTTGCGTTTCACCGATGATAGATTCCCCACAACGGGCAGCGGATTTGGTTACACAGTTGTCAAGCGCATCACCGCTATTAATGTTCAAGCGGGCGAAAACTCTCCAGAGTTAGTAACATTAACCACGGCAGATTTGCCATTCGTTCCAGCATAGGAGAGTTAAATGCCATTCATTAACCTTCCTCCTGTCCTGTCTGAACTTTTTGACGGCTTAGACAAGCGCTTGAAGAAAGTGGAATACGCCAAGCGATTTACCGCGCCTATTTGGGATTTTTCTACGGGCAATCCTCAGTACCCACAACAAGGCGATATCTTCTACGACACCAATACCAATATGTTTCGGTATTACAACGGCAGCACTTGGTATGTCATTGCCGACAACAATGTGGCAACTCCCGTTGTTTCCTTTACTCCTACTTGGTCGGGAACTGGTCTAACCTTTACCGGCACTCCAGCAACGGGTGAATATCAAAAAATTGGCAAGCAGATTCATTTTCAAATTAAAGTCTTATGCACAAATGTTACAAACTTTGGAACTGGTCAGTATTCGTTAACCCTTCCTTTTGCCCCATTTAGCGATTATATGTTCAGAGATGGCGCTATTCATCATTCCACCGCTCACCACGCTATTGCGGCAGATGCCTATTCTGGAACAACAACAGTCAATCTTTATCACTTAGCAACAACTAATGGTTCTAATTCATACGCTTATGACGACCCATTTTCTCAAGGCAATCCCATTACATTGACAACATCAGATTATTTTTATGTCTCTGGAAACTACCTCACCGCATAACCCATAACCGAAAGGTGCAAATGAACGCCACGCAACTCGCCAATGCAGCAAATTGGGCGCAAATCCTTTGGGCAAGTGGAGCAGCACTTGCCACTATCGCAGCCGTAGGAAAGGTGTTTTTCTCTATTAAACACAAGTTAGACAACATCGAAACACATACTTACAAGCGCAACGGTGGTTCATCTATGGCAGATGCACTCAATCGGCTAGAAATTGCAGTAGCCGAAAACACTAAGATTACGCAAAAGATTTCCCGTGAATTAGCAAAACTAGAGGGGCGTTTCGAAAACCACATCGAAGAAGGTTTCTAATGCAGCCTAAGACCCGCAGAAAAATACAAGTCATAGCGCGGGCGTGGTTTGAATCCTTTGTTGGTTTTGAAGTTGTCTTACATTTCAAAGACCTTATTCAACGCGATGTTCTTATTCAGGCTTCCCTAGCCGCTTTATTTCCTATCATCCTTCGGTGGGTTAACCCCAAAGACAAATTTCCAGATGGAGAATAATGTTTAAGAAAAAATACATCCACGAATCTACTGGCGATGTTCTTACCTTCTCCGAGTTAATTAGTTGGAAAATTCAAGGAATTATCCGTAACTGGTTCTTTGTCATTGGCTGGACTGTTATCACCGTTGTTTGGTGGATTCGCCCGCATTGGTTTGGCGATGATTCGTCTTATGTCAAGTGGATGAACCTTGCTTCATGGCTTGCCGTAACTGTTGAATTGATTATCGGTATTGCCATGATTGGGCAGACTAAGCGCGATGCCATGATTATTCGCCACATCCTCAAGTTGGAAAAGCAAGAAATCGAACACTTACAAGATTTGCTTGAAGATAAAAATGACTGAAGCACATTCCCAAAAACTCAGCCTTCATCTCATCACCAATGTTCCCGAACATTCACCACGGGAATCAGACCCGCACTACCATCTTTTCAACCAAGCCAAAGAGCGCATCAAGCGCCAAGGGTTATGGAAGTGCATTGTGGCTGACGACCTTTGCTCAGGAGAGCCTGAACTTCACCACTCAAACATTGAGTTTTCTCAGATAGAAAGCACAGACCCTTCTAAAATTGAACAGGCGTTTGGCTTGCACTTTGCCAATGACGAGGACTTTCAGGAGTGGATTGAATCGCCGGGCAATCTGGAGGTTCTTTGCGTTGCCCACCACCGCACCCGCTTTGGTATTCACGACATTCCTGCCCCGCTTTGGGATGCGCTAAGATTCAGGAAGGTTGGTTCTTTGCCAGCCGCCGAACACATCTCAGGAGATAATAATGGCGAAGTTTAGTTATCATGTCACCGCTAAGGAAAAGGCACTTGCCGAGCATTATGTCTATGGCATCTTGGCTGCTGGTCTTGCTGCTCATCAACTCGCACCGCACGATGCACTCAAGGTTCTTGCAGTTAAGGCACTCGTAGCAGGTCTTGTTGCACCAATCCTTGCTCGCGTAAACCCTAAGTCACTTGTCAATCAGATTGATGCAGCGACAGGCGCGCCCGCAACTCTTACTGCTCCAATCGTTACCGCTGCTATTGCAGATGCAAACAAGTTGGTTTAGGCAGAAGTAACAAAGTAATTCACCCGAATTAGCCCCTAGCCTTCGGGTTAGGGGTTTTTTCTATTGAGAGGCAAATATGGCAACCGCACAAGATGTTCTCAATGTCGCCAGAAGTCAGATTGGCTTTCATGCCGGCGCGCAAGATGAAAACCCTTACGGCATTTGGTACGGAATTAAGAACGCGCCGTATTGCGCAATGGGTGTCTCATGGTGCTTTGCTCAAGTCGGGCTATCAAGTTTAATCGCCGCGCAAACTCCTAAAGGATTTTCTTACAATCCTGCCGCGCTTCCATGGTTTCAACGCCAAGGATTAGTCGTCAACAAATATCAAGGTCAGCCCGGCGACTTAGCCTTTTGGGATTGGAACTCTGACGGCGTTGTTGACCATGTAGAAATTATTGAAAACGCATCGCCTGACGGATTGACAACCATCGGATTTAACACCGGCAATCCCAATGATTCAATTCACGAAAGCGGATGCTTCCGAGTTCACCGACCTTACTTCTATCTTGCCGCCATCGTGCGCCCACGCTATCCAATACCGCTTAAACCCGTTTCTAAAGGCATGGCAAGCAAGAAGGCAACGGCAGCGGTAGCGGGTACGGGAACGGCGGTTGTAGGGGCTACGGCGGCTTTACACGGCGGTTCTGCACCCGCTACATCAACACCCGTACCCACACCTTCCCCCACAGTATTTATCGCGCCTCCATTTCCCACTAACGCAACGGCTTTTAATATCGGACAAAAGAATGATGCCGTTATGACCGTTGAAAAGGCTTTGTTTAAGGCTGGATTGCTTCCCACTCAATATGTTACGGGAACAATGAACACGCAAACGCAACAGGCTTTAGTGAAATATGAAGGCAAGGAAGGCATCAAAGTTACGGGTAATCTGCCACAGATAATCTATGACCAACTTAAAGGCTCGCTATGAAATTTCATATACTAGATGCCAAGCAGTTATTGATTGCTTTCACTAGCGCCTTTAGCACATGGGCGGCAACTGGCTTTCAACATGATGCGGCGCATCTGACCTATATTCTCATAGGCTTCATTACCGGTGGGCTAGTATCTCACGACACCATGGCAAATCCGAACATTGCCCCTGAGTCGCATATACAAACGCCGTACCTGTCGAACCTTGAAGATAATAACTCTGGCGTTCCCGAACACGCCGTTCTGCCAGACACATACAAGCCAGAAGGCACAGATGTAAAAAGGGTTATACAAATCAATAGCGGAATCATTCACTAGACACGCCGAAGTTAATACATCAAGCCCCTGTTCTATCGTGTAGTCTCTACCCTAACTCTAGGGAGGCGAGGCTATATGAGCGAGCAGGGGCTTATTTCTGCTATTGAGGAACTTGCGGCAACACCCGTTGTCACAGGCTTTCCTTGTAGCGTAGGCGAATTTCTCAAACAGATTAGCGACAAAGAGCGCGATGCGTTCAACGCTATCTTGGACAATCAAAAGGTCGGCACAATTCGCATTTACGATATGTTACAAAAGAACGATTACACGGTTGCTAAAGCCGCGTTATACAAACACCGCCGCAAACAATGCAGGTGCTTTCAATGAGTCTTGCCGATGATTTAGCAGCAGCGCAAAAGGAAGTTGACCCGGAGATTGTCGAACTTCGCAAGGCGCTGAATAACACACAAAAGCAATTAGCCAAAGCCAAGATTCGTAATGATGAATTAGTTGTTGCCACTTTGCGTGGAGCGTATGAAGCGATGCTGGCATTGGGCAAAGTACCGCCGGTAGCCGCACCAAAGAAAGATATTCGTAAGGCAAATCCTGAAGTGGCACTTGTTCACTCTACGGATTGGCAAGGCGCAAAGGTGACAACTTCATACAACTCGGAGATTATGCGCAAACGTGTCTTGCAATTCGCCGACAAAATCGTTCATCTGACAGAACTACAACGGGTGCATCATCCTGTCCGTGAATGTGTAGTGATGTTTGGTGGGGATATGGTTGAAGGTCTATTTAACTATCCCGCACAACTCTGGCAGATTGACTCATCACTCTTTGGACAGTTCACGCAAGTCTCTCGTTTATGTGTGGACTTTGTTCGGGTCATGCTTGCTAACTTTGAAAAGGTTACTGTCGTTGCCGAATGGGGCAATCATGGTCGTATCGGTGGCAAGCGCGCCGAAGTTCCCAAGAGCGACAATGTTGACCGCATGGTGTACGAGATGTCTCGCCAAATCCTTGCAGGAGAAAAGAGACTTACATGGGAAGATTGTCCGGAAGATATTCAAGAGGTGGCAGTTGGAAACTATCGCGCTTTACTCATGCACGGAGACGAACTTGGTCGTTCAGGATTCGCCTCACCTGCCGCATGGATTGCCGGTGCTAATCGCTGGAAAGCAGGAGCGCACGATTACGATTTCCACGACATATATCTCGGGCATTACCACCGTCACGCTCAAGAGCCGATTCAAAAGAACTTTAACCTTTACTGGACAGGTTCAACCGAATCCGACAACCGTTATGCCCGTGACTCCATGGCTGCTTCAGGGATGCCTAGCCAGCGACTCCACTTTGTTGACCCCATCAAGGGGCGCGTGACCGCTCAGTATCAGGTCTGGCTGGATTAGAACATCTGTTCGAACATATCCGTCAGGATGTGGGCTAAATCACAAAAATTTTTTAAGATTTGGCTGAATATCCTTGACTTGGGTTTGGGTCAGAGTATAATTAAGACATAACCCCGAACGGCGGTTATAGATTCTGGAGGAATCGAAATGCAGGTCAAAGTTCCATCAAGGTTTTACAAAGACCACATGGATAGAAGCAATGAATATCAATCTCTTTTTAACGCGGTCATTAAAGAAGTTGGCAACTATGTGGTTGCTGATTTAGACGAATCGCAAATTAGCGAATTGTTAAACGATGCAGAGTATTACGCAGATGGCGTGGATTACCCCGAACTTCGCGGGTTGCAATCATCAGCCAAAGCAACAGTCAAAGCGCTAAGTAAGTAATTAAAAACAAAAACCCCTAGGTGCAGGATTGCCTAGGGGTTATTTGTCATTGCGGGGGGATGCGAATGTTACTCTAATTCCTCGTTATCCGGCAAACGGTCAGCATCGTATAACTCAATCTCGCTTGCTTTCATCGTATTGATTGCCATAACAAAAGCCGTGGTTGCGCGATTGGCGGCATCAGTTAATGCGTCTGGATGCGACTCAGACGATTGAACTTCAACTTCCAGTTCATAGGCTCGGATTCTCACGCTAATCATGTCGCCATTATGACACGAAAAATATATCTTACAAATCCTTGACTTTCGATAACCGTAACCTTTACTCTAAACCCAATGCCAAACGGGGCAGATAAACAAAGGAACGGTGATGGGTTTTAATTTAGATAATTACGAAACTGTTGCAGAACGCTTGCAACGCGCATTGGACACACATCCAGATTTGCGAATCGTTAATGATTTGGTTCATGTAGAACGCAATGAAGATGGCAAGCCAATTCAATACATTGTTCGCGCACAAGTCTTTTTTGGCGATGTATTAAAGGGTCAGGATTTTGCAGAAGAGATGGTTGGTTCATCAAATGTCAATCGTGCGAGCGCCTTGGAAAATGCGTGTACGAGCGCAACGGGTCGCGCACTCAGCCTGATTGGATTTATGGGAACTAATCCAGTTACGAAGAAGCCAGAGCGCCCTACTCGTCAGGACATGGAAAAGGATGCTCGCGTAACTGCATCTGCACCTACATTTACCGAAGAGCAAATCAATCTAGCAATCGAAGCAATCAGTCAAGTGCCAGAGATTACTTCTGTTGGTGAACTTAAGTTGTTCTACACCGGCGCACAAGATGCAGGATTGCTTCAGATTACTGTTGATGGAACAACATTGAACAAGGTTATCTCTGCCCGCAAGAAGGAATTGGAGGCGACCAAGTGAGCATGATGCACCCCACCGGTACTAACGACCGTTCCATCTTCCGTTCATTCGGTTCATGGGCTTTCTGGCTTGTCGTTGTTTGCGCAGCGGCTTATTTGTATGGGAAGTATTATTTATGAGCCTGACACCACAACAAGTTGAAAAGCGCTTGTATGACCTTAGCCTTGAAATGGATGAGGCACATAACGCCTTGGTAGAAGCCGAGACTCAATACTCAACATTGAAAGCCGTGTACGAAATCGCCATGGCTAAATCGCGTATGCGCAACTCTCATCCTGATATGAAAATGACGGTGGTAATGCGTGACGACCAAGCGCTTATTGACAACGCCGAGAAGCATGAGGCAGTCGCTTTTGCTGAGGCTACGGTCAAGGCGCACCGGGGAAATGTTGCCCGCATCAAAACGCAGGTGGACATCACTCGTTCTATCTCATCTTCAATCAAAGCCACATTGGACTTGTGATGAGTTGGAAATCGCCATACGCAACCGACAAGCAAGCAAAGATTGAGACTCGCATCTCTGAAGCCGAAAAGGTGAAGTTCAATGATATATGCGCATCGCTGGACATGAAGCCAGCGCAAATGATTCGTTACTTTATTCAACACGCAGTAGAAAACTTTGGTGAGTAATGACACACGACGAGTTACTGGCAAAATTAAATCATATTGACCATAGCGCTGATTTGACAATGGACGAATCAGAGCAATATTTTTTCAAAGCCCTTCGCGCGGTAGTGGAATTGCATAAGCCATTCGGTTGGAATTCCAATAATCTTCATCTCTGCTGTATTGCTTGTGCTGATTTTGATGATGGTGATGTTGTTCCAGCGGCTTATCCTTGCCCAACTATCCAAGCCATTGAGAAGGAGTTGGCATAATGGACATCGTTAAAACATTGACTACGGCTTTGAGGGAAGCCGACAGTCAACGCGAACGCTCAGTTCAGATTGAGTTGGGAGCGAGTTCGGTTGGGGGTTGTCGCACTCAGGCGTGGCATATCCTCAACCAAACTCCCAAAACCAATCACGATACTGAATCGCTGGCAGCAATTATGGGAACGGCAATGCACACGGTTATTGCCGAAGCCCTAGCCGCGCACGATGTCTTTGGCGATGATTTCATTCTTGAGGAATCGCTTAGCGATGAGTTCTTCAAAGGTCACGCCGATTTTTATTCACGCAAAGCCGAAGCCGTTTATGACTGGAAAACTGTCACACTTGCAAAGATGCAAAAAGGTGGTTTGCCTACCAAACAACAGAAAATGCAAGTGAACATTTACGCGAGCATGATTGCGCAGAAATATCCAGTTAAGAAGGTTGGACTGGTATTCATTCCGCGTGATGGAAAGATGTCAGACATTCGTGTTTGGGAAGGCGAGTACGACCCAAAACTTGTTGAGGAAGCCCGTCAATGGGTTGCCGATGTGAAGGCGATGGACACCCCACCCGCGCCGGAAAGAAGTGCGGCGTTCTTCTGCCGTGAATACTGTTCATATTATGACCAAACGGGGGTTGCAGGATGTCAGGGAAAGTAGAAAAGAAAGTTGTTGACAGAAGCGCGGTTGATTGGTCGAAGGCTAATTGCCGGGGATTGAATACCGACTTCTTTTTTATGGAAGAAGATTTGCTCAAGAACAAAGCGATGGCGCACAAGCAGATTCGTAAGATTTGTTTTCGTTGCCCGATTCGCCAGCAATGCTTAGAAGTCGGTTTTGCTTTTGAGCGTTATGGAATGTGGGGCGGCGTTGCAAGTTTGGAGCGCCACGACATCGTGAAGGGTAATTACGACTCGCGCATTTTGTCGCCACTTTTCAAAGATTTGGAAGAGTTCGGAGTACCTTTTGAGGAAATAGTTGAGGCATCAAATGTGGAGAGGGATTTAATGTGAAAACGATTATGCAGGAGGCGATAATGGCTTTCATCCATCGCCACAATGACCGATGCCTAGAAGCAGACATCACCAAATGCGAGTGTCACGATTTAGTTCAGCGCGCCCGTGAATACGAGGCAAACATTGAGAACGAAATCAAAACCGAACTTATTTGGTTGATGAACGAGGAAAAAAATGTTTGGGTCAACTCATCAGAGAAGTCTGACTTCGTTGCGTGGATTGATTCCTTATGGGCAAATGCCATAGATTTTTTAGCCAAGATTAAATAACTGGAGGAATTATGAAGGCAGAAATTCTTGTAGGAGATGTGCGAACTCGTTTGTCGGAGATTCCTGATGGAAGTGTGCAAACTTGCGTAACTTCACCTCCGTATTGGGGTTTGCGGGATTACGGTCAAGGCGACCAAATTGGATTGGAAGAAACACCACAAGAATATGTTGATTCTATGGTGCAAGTTTTTCGTGAGGTTTGGCGCGTATTAGCAGATGATGGAACGCTTTGGCTAAACATTGGCGATTCTTACTCTGGCAGCGGTAAAAGGCCGGCGGGCAATCTTGGCAAAAAAAATGATGAACGGAATATGGAAAAGAAACATAGCGCCATAGTTCCAGATGGATTAAAGCCAAAAGATTTGGTGGGTATTCCTTGGCGCTTGGCTTTTGCTTTGCAAGCAGATGGTTGGTATTTGCGCCAAGACATTATTTGGGCTAAACCAAATCCAATGCCTGAATCTGTAACTGACCGATGCACAAAATCGCATGAATATCTTTTTTTGCTTTCAAAATCAAATAAGTATTATTTTGACAATGAAGCAATCAAAGAACCAACGGTTACAAAAGATAATACAAACCGCGACCGAGATTCTTCTAAATTAAATAACACACCCGGTCGTTCTAGAAGTGGTGGTTTGAAAACTAATAATTACGATATGCGCAATAAACGCGATGTGTGGAACATACCTACCAAACCTTTTAAGGGTGCGCATTTTGCCGTTATGCCAGAAGCGTTAGTTGAACCATGTATTTTGGCTGGCTCGCGGCATGGCGATTTGGTTCTTGACCCATTTACAGGTTCGGGAACAGTAGCCGTTGTTTCATTAAAAAATGGTCGGGATTTTATTGGAACAGAATTAAATCCTGAATATGCTGATATTGCAGTTGACAGAATTGGTATGGGGGCAGAAACAAAATGATTGACGAACGCTTTTTACCTTATGCAATTTGCATTGTAGTTGCGATTCTTTGTTTGGCGGTGTGGGCGCTATGAGTTCGCTGCCATATATGCAACTGTATGTCAGCGACTATCTTGCCGACACCGCACACCTTACGGCGCAACAACACGGCGCATATCTTTTGCTTTTGATGAATTATTGGCAAAAGGGAAAGCCGCTGGACAACACCAACGAGCGATTGCAATATGTCGCTCGCATGACCGGCGAAGAATGGGAAGCGAACAAAGACATTCTTGCCGAGTTCTTTTGGATTGACGGCGATACTTGGTCGCATACTCGCATTGACAACGACCTTGAGAAGGTTCGGGAGAAATCCGAGAAGGCTTCGAAGGCTGGTCAACGGTCGTTCAACGTTCGTTCAACGTCTGTTGAACGTTCGTTCAACCATAAAGATAAAGATAAAGAGGAAGATAAAGACAATATAAAAGAAGGCTTTGACGAGTTTTGGGAAATTTATCCAAGAAAGGCTGGAAAGCAGGAAGCCCGTAAGGTATTCCAACGCGCTTTGTCTAATGCCACGCTTGCAGAGATTCTTGAAGGCGCTCGCCGTTACGCAGCAGACCCTAATCGCCAGCCGCAATTCACGGCGCATCCTGCTACATGGCTCAATCAAGGCAGGTGGAGCGATGAACCACTACCACCTAGAACGACAACCACGGTCACGCGAACTTTGCCACCGGCACAAGTGCCACCCCAATATGACCCTGATGAGTTTCGTAACCCACAGGCAACTCAAATGCCATCAGAAATTTTGGCTAATTTGCAACATATCTTGAAGCGGGTATAGAATGACCCTTTATCAACGATAGAAAAGGGTCTGTAAGCCATGAATAGATTATGCGCTAGGTGTTCAAAGCAAATAGAACTTCCAAAGCCCACATCAAGGAAAAAATATTGCGATGAGTGCTTGCTTTTAATTGCATCAGAATCATCTAAAAAAAGTACCGATTTAAGGATTGAAAAAAGCAAAAAGTATGTTTTTACATCCCCTACTCGGCGTTACAACAAAGAATCAAAATATGCACAAATTTTGATTGGCACTCAATGGTATCCAGAACATCGAATCGTGATGCAGGAAATGTTAAAACGACCTTTGGTAAAAGGAGAATCGGTTCATCACATTAACGGAATACGAGACGATAACCGACCCGAAAATTTGGAATTATGGGTCGGCCCAATTAGATACGGGCAAAGGGCGGCTGACATTAAATGCCATAATTGCGGCGAACCTTACAAAATAAGTTAATGTCTGATTTGCCCCGATGTAAGTAATCTGTCACACTTTAATTCCGAAAGGGGGATACCACTATGAAACTGATTCATTTGGTAGCAGTAGAGCAGGTAGAAGTTGGGGATGTGCTGGTTCTCGGCGCGACCCGCTATGGAGTGACTTCGATTGAGGATGAAAGCACCGGGCGCGATTTTCGCCTCCGCGATTCATCGGGCAATCCGAAGTGCCACTTTGTGGCAACAGGAGAAAAAGTCACCATCGAATTATGATTCGATTCGGGGTGGAAGGCACTCCGATTCCGCAAGGGTCAATGAAGCACATTGGCAATGGGCGCATGATTCATTCGCGGGCAACAGAACTTGCCACATGGCGGGCGCTGATTGCTCTGGCGGCTAAACAAGCAGGATGCGAGCCAATCCCTGACCCGATTGCGATTGCCATGACCTTTCGGCTCAAAAAGCCTAAGACGGTCAAACGCGATTTTCCTACGGTCGCACCGGATTTGGACAAACTCGTTCGCGGGGTGCTGGATTCGCTTACGGCGTGTGCTTACCTTGACGATTCTCAGGTGATAGACATAAAGGCTAAAAAAGTCTATTCGGACATTCCGGGCGTGGATATTGAGATTTCCGATGCGTGGGATTGTGTGACCTAACTCACAAAAAAACTTTGAAAAAAACCCTTGAAATGGTTGAGTCCGTAACCTATCGGGTATATCTTTTACTTATTGAACCGGACGGCGGTTCTAGAACTGGAGAAGAAAATGTCACACAAGTTTCAAATCAAGCGCACCGAAGTTGGTTATGTTTCATGTTGCGGTCATGTAATCACCAAGATTACAAAAGATGTTGACCCAGATATGTATGGTTCAGTCAACTGGTACTTTGCAAACCTTGATGGCGTTATGAACGACAACCCTTTCTACACATTGAGCGACCTTCGCATCTACCTTGGCAAGTTGCATGATGCAAATGTAGAAAATCCAATAGAGCGTTGGATGTCAGTTATGGAACGCGCTGATGCAACATTGGCAAAATACAACGCATCAAAGGTAGGTGCATAACATGACAACAGTAACAACTCAAAAAATTCAAGGTATTGCAAAGCGCAACGGCATTTCTTTGATAGATGAAACTCGGTCACGCTATGCCGACATTGCATCAGGTGTTCGCGTAACTAATCGTTTTGGCGAAATTGTGGTGCGTTTTTACGGTTACAAAGACACCAACCGCATTAACGAATTGCAAGCCAAGTTTATTGAATTGCTAAACGCCGAGGGCTTTATTGCAAAAGAAAAAAGCGGTTATACAACCCGCGCGATTACAGTTGAGGTTGCATAACATGATTAAATTCAATGCAGGAGATGCAGCACCGTTTCATCCAAAAGCAGTTGATTCGGTTGAAATTGAATTTTGTTTTGTATGTGGTCGCAAACTTGGTGCAAACCCAATTTATTTTGAAGTGATTAACGGTGGAGAATTGCGCGAGCAAAATGGAACACAAGCAATTCAAGATGGCGGTTACATGGGTTATTTTCCAGTAGGTTCTGAATGTGCAAAAAAGTTTGCACCAAATGTTGCAGTTGTAAAGGTAGGTGCATAATGGCATCAGCAACTTTTACCGTCACGATTACCGATTCAGACTTTGACCGCCTTCATAACAGTTCAATGCGATGGGGCAAGGATTGGGCAAAGCAGGTTAATCGTTTTGATAGCGAGCCACTTTTTACTTGGAAGATGGCGTATTGGTGCGAACCTAATTGGCTCAACATCCTTGTCTGTCAGCAATTCCTGTCGGCTCGCGGATATGAGTCACAGACCGTATTTGATAGCGCAACCCTTGAATATGTAATCCTGACCAATTACAAGTCGGAGGTTTGGGCAAATGATTGAGGTTCTATTGCTAGTAGGCTTGCCGGTTATTACCATTGTATTTCTATCCATCGTGTTTGACATTGAGGAAAGGCTGACCAAATGAAAATCGTTTGCAAAGAAAACCATTGGTACATCAAAGACAATCAGGTTCGCCTTGAGACTCCAGAAGGCAATCAGGTGGACATGATTAAGGCGATTGAGGCAACAATCCGCTTACACATTTACGAGCAGATTTGCGCCTTAGATTTAACAACCAATCGTGCGCAAATTGTCAAGAACGGTATTGATAAGACCGCTTTGACGGTACAAGATTTATGCGCTCAGATTGCATTGGGGGAAAAGAAATGAACGAAGAGTTGCCATTACTTCCTTATGCCGGCACTTCGGGCTGGTCGGGAACTGAGACAAGCAAACAACGCGCTATTACGGCTGACAAGAATGGCACGACTCGCAGCCGTCAACGCAAGGCAATGTTTCTTCTTGCCGAAGCCGGTGAAGCAGGTTTGACATGGAAAGAACTAGGCGACCTGACTGGCTGGCATCATGGAACGGTATCGGGGCTTCTCTCTGTTTTGAATCGTGAGAATTACATTGTCCGACTCAAGGCAACGCGTAACAAGTGCGCCATTTATGTTCATCCCAATTTCATATCATCGCGTGAAATTTCTCAGCGCAAGACCAAGACTTGCAAGCATTGTGGGGGTGAACTCTAATGCCTACATATCAGTACCGATGCAAGGAATGTAAGGCGTTTATGGAACTGCATCAGAGTTTTTATGATGATTCGATTCCTGATTGCGTAAAGTGCGAAAAACCTATGTCAAAGGTTATTCAGGCAACACCGGCGATATTCCGCGGTGGAGGATGGGGAGGGTCAAAATGAAAACATTTTGTAAAAGAATTTTTGGGCGAGAAGTTCACCTTTCAATCTTTCCCCGGTACAAACGCCGCAAGCCATACTTAAAATTGCGCCTCATGCCAAGTTATTACGCGAACAATCGCATTTTTGAGTTAACCGTCTTTGCAAAAAGTTACCGAGTGAACTGGACACCTCAACGATGATTGTGAAACTTGCCTTGTTATGGGTTGCATTTATTGACACCGTAGGTATCGCGTTTGGAATCTACGGATACTTTGCCGCCAAAAAGAAATGGGTCAAATAATGACACATGAAGAATTGCTAGAAAAAATAAATGAATACAGTTCATCGCTTGGGGATAAAACTCGCAGACCCTTTTTTAATGCGCTTCGTGCAGTAGTGGAATTACACAAGCCAGTTAAATCAGATTATGAATATATTTATTGCGAAGAATGTACCGATGATTCTTATGTTTACATTAAATATCCTTGCCCCACTATTCAAGCCATTGAGAAGGAGTTGGGATAATGCACAAAGACATTCCTTTGCGTAAAGGCTGGATACATTGTGGATATAGCAAAAGGTTCGGTCTAGGTATCAGTATTGACAAGTACGGCGTGGATATTGACTTTTTGATTTTCTATATTGGCTGGCAACGCTAATGGAACTAAACGACATCCTTGCCGAACGCCAAGAACAGTACGGCGACCCAACCGAGAACTTTCGCAAGATAGGGATTATGTGGGGTGTCATTCTTGACCTTCCTTACTCCTTAGCGCCCTATCAAGTGGCTCAGATGATGATTGCCTTAAAACTTCAACGCATTTCGGTCAATCCCGACTACGAAGATTCTTGGCTGGACATACAGGGCTACGCCGCACACGGGGCATTAGACAAATAACCCCTAAATGTCCAAAATACCGTGTGACGCAACTCACAAAGAAAAATGGCGTTTTGGCTTGATTCTGTAACCTATTGCGGCTACATTTGTCTTATTGAAGTGAACGGCACTTCAAAGAACTGGAGAAGAAAATGCACAAGAACCACCCAATCGTAACAACCGCAAAACTTCGCGCGTTGGTTAAGAAAAATGAAATCGGTTATGTTGACCGTACGCGCCGTCAAATTTCTTCAATGACAAACGGTGTTGCAATTTCACAACTTGGAAGCGATATTTATGTCGAAGGTTTTGGATTTAACGACCAAATTGTAATTGCGCAAAACATTGCAAAGTTTGATGAGGCACTTGCATCACTTGGTTTAACTCTTACTAAACTCAATGATTCAGATTATAAAGTCGTAAAGGTTGGTGCATAACATGAACGCAACAATAAACAAGATTCGTCCAGTCGAACAACACATGATTGACACAGAAAGTTTTTATTTGGCAAAGGTGACAATGTATCGCCAAGACCAAAAAACCGGTGGTGTTTCAGACATTGTTGAAACTTATGAAGGTTATGTTAAGCAAGTTGGTGGAATTATCTGGAAGATTCGTTCTTCTGCAAATATGCGTTCAAATTTCAAGAAAGACATTTGCACAGTTTCACAACGCCTTATTTCAATCGAAATTTTGTAAGATGTCTGAAGAGCGTTTTATTTTATCTAGCCCTAATGAAATCAAGGTGTTATACAGACCCAAACCTAAAGCCGACTGGAACATTGGTCGGTGTAAGGGATGCGGAGAATGGGTTGTATTTGACCGCTCATGTTCGGCTTGCTCTACAATTACACCACAACCGACTAAGGAGGTTCAGAAATGAACGCACTTAACAACGGAGGCACACGATGAGCGCTATGGAACAGGCGGCGATTGGTTCGCGCTGAAGTTCAAGACTCGTTTCCTTGTAGTCGCCGCGCTTGCGGTTGGGATCGGGTTTGCAAGTCCATCGGTGGCGCAAAGCCCTAAAGCATTTACGGATGCCATAGAGCGCACACCTGCGGCGGCAAAAGCCTATGCACACTCACAACTTCATAAATACGGATGGAACTCCACTTACCAATGGAGATGCCTAGTCACCGTCTGGACTAACGAGAGCAACTGGCGACCAAACGCCTACAACGCTACTCCTGTCAAGCTAGTGGTGAATGGGTTGACAGTTTCCTATCACGCCGGGGGCATACCTCAACGGATTGGACTGTCGCCATTAGCAAGCGT